CCGGCTCGGCCGGCTCGCCCGGCTCGACCGGCTCGACCGGCTCGACCGGCTCGACCGGCTCGACCGGCTCGACCGGCTCGACCGGCTCGACCGGCTCGACCGGCTCGACCGGCTCGACCGGCTCGACCGGCTCGCCGGCCGTCGAGCATTGTGCAGTGCAGCATGGCGGGGAGCCTGGGCCTTGGCTTGGCCGTGTCGGTCATGGCATCGTTCGTGAACAATTTTTATTTTTAAAAACATATTGCATGTAAAAGGCTTGCATAGGCCAAATAGGCTAAATTGTGGTATAACGACAGCCATGTTCCAGTCCCTACCACTGGCTATACGACCTAAGATTCAGGCGACAGAGGCGCGTCTGGATGCCATATATAAAGCTGCATCTATGGGGTTAAAAGGAGATTCACTGGCACTGGCGTCGGGGATGCTGCCTTTAGAGTATCGGCAATTGTGCCAATTTGACCCATTGGCCGAACTGGCAGCGCAAAAGGGCAAGGCCGACAACGAACTGCGCGCAGCGCAACGTTTGAACGACGCGTCAGATCAGGGCGACGCCAAGGCCAGCCTGGCAATCTTGCAACACGTACATGGCTGGACAGCCCGGCAAGAGATCAGTGTGGATGTCTATCAGAAGATCAGCGTCATCACGGCGCTTGAGCAGGCCCGCGCGAGGGTGATCGAGGGGACGGTGATAGATGGCTGATAACAAGCTGGCACCTGATTCGGTAAACGCGTTAACAACCGCTGCGCGTAATTACCCCGAATACCTAGACTTACTAAACTTTTTAGGTGTAAACCAACCCCCAATTCGGTTTGCCAATTTAGGCGAAGAAACACGGGGTGAATACGACTATAACCAGCGTTACGGCAATACGGGCGAAATACGAATAAGCGATGAATATTTACGGCCCGGTCAAAGCAGAACCGCACCCCGCACGTTAATCCACGAAACAACACACGCAACTGACCGCCAACTAAACGACTTATATTTTAAGTACAAAGACCGACCGCCTACACCTGAGATAGCGCAGTTTGTAGATGGGTATAGAAAACTGCGTTGGAATGCCGAAAACCCTAACGCAAGGGTTCAAATGCCGCCTAGCGAAGCCTTGGCGCGGCGGTTAGATTCTAAATGGGCGGCAGAAAATGCGGGGTATAGGGCTAATTCGGCAGAGCTGTACGGACACGCGGTAGGTAACGTGGCGGTACCGCGCTATACAGACAAAGGCTACAGACGAGATTTAGACGCTGATGCTGCGCCGTTGCACTTAAACCCCTCGTTAGCAACCGAGCATTTTATACTGCTGGACTTAGCTAACCGCGCTCAAAGTTCTTTGAAAGCTAAATAGATGGCTGAAGAAGAGAACTTTGCTGAACGACTTGTTGGTGGCGCAATTAGGCTTTATTCGCGCAATGCTGACCGCGCGGCAATGCCCACCAATCGACGGGTGTTTTTGGACTCGGTAGTTGATAAACGCAAAGACCCAATTACAGAATCGTCTTTTACCCCTGCTGAACTAACAGAATTATCTAACGTAGTAGCCACTAAATACGCGCACTTGCACGCGCCGGTAAACCAATACGCCGCATATCTGCAAAAAAGTTTAGCCTCGCACGAAGCCGCGATAAAAGCTAAAGACTTGGACAAAACAATGTATCCTGAAGCGGCGGCGGCTTTCAACAAAGATTTGGCCGCAATACAAGCGTTTAAGGCCGGCAAACTTACGCAAGATTTTTTAGAGTTAGCCAGCGGTAAACAAACTTATTTCCGTGACCAAGCAATGCGCGAGGCATCTCGTGATAACAAAGATTTACGCGATGTATTTAAAGTAAAACCGTCTGTGCAATACGATGATTACATTCCTGACTCAATATTTGAGCCACGAAACATTTTTTCCAAATCCCCTAGTTCAATGTTACAAACTACATTGGGCCGATTTAATTATGCTGTAGACCCCAAAACCGGCGGTTTGGTAATAACGGATACTTATGACTTTAACCCACGCCAAAACAATTTTACTAATGCATCAATACCCGTGCAACCGTTAAACGAAGGCGACCTTGCAGAACCATTAGGCGGTGGCGCGTATGGTCTGATTAGGCAATGGGCAGGCCGAGCAATGCCCCCCGGTACTGGCCGCCCAGTTAAAGTTCAAACAAATGCGTTAGCCCCGCCAATGCAAAACGGTCTGGCTAAATAATGCAGACTCCCGTCTACACCTCGGACGAAGAACAGCGGCTGATGGTGGAGTTGTGGTCGCCCGCGCTTGCGGACGATCCCGAAGCGTTTGTGTTGTTTGCGTTTCCGTGGGGCCAGAAGAACACCCCGCTGCATAAGTTCAAAGGCCCACGCAAGTGGCAACGCGAGGTGCTGCGCGACATTAAGGCGCACATTGCCGGTAACAAAGGTAAGGTGCAGATGGACACTCTGCGAGAGGCAGTCTCATCAGGCCGGGGTATTGGCAAGTCAGCCTTGGTCAGTTGGCTGGTGCTGTGGATGCTGACCACCCGCATCGGCGGCAGCATCGTCATCAGTGCAAACTCGGAGTCCCAACTAAGGTCGGTGACCTGGGCCGAGCTGACCAAATGGGCGGCGATGACCATCAACAACCACTGGTTTGAGATCAGCGCGACCAAGCTGGTGCCGGCGCAGTGGCTGTGCGAGCTGGTCGAGCGGGACTTAAAGAAAGGCACACGTTATTGGGCCGCAGAGGGCAAGCTGTGGTCGGCGGAGAACCCCGACAGCTACGCGGGCGTGCATAACCAAGACGGCATGATGCTGATCTTTGACGAGTCCAGCGGCATCCCCAACCCCATATGGGAGGTTGGCGCCGGGTTCTTTACCGAGAACACGCCGGACAGGTACTGGTTTGCCTTTAGCAACCCGCGCCGCAACGAAGGTTACTTCTTTGAGTGTTTCCACGCTAAACGGGCGTTTTGGAACACCCGCAGCGTGGACGCAAGGACGGTGGAGGACACCGACAAGCAGGTCTACGAGCAGATCATTGCCGAGTATGGCGAAGATAGCCCGCAGGCCAAGGTCGAGGTGTACGGTGAGTTCCCCGACGCGGGCGAGGATCAGTTCATTAAGCCCATGCTGGTCGAGGACGCCATGCAAAGGGAGCGGTGGAAGGACACAACTGCGCCTATAGTATTAGGTATCGACCCCGCGCGCGGCGGCGCTGACTCTACGGTGCTGGTGGTGCGCCAGGGGCGGGACATTGTGGCCATCAAACGCTACTCGGGCGAGGACACCATGACCATAGTCGGGCGGGTGATCGACGCAATCGAGGAATATAAGCCTATTTTGTCAGTTATTGACGAAGGCGGGCTGGGGTACGGCATACTTGACAGGCTCACAGAGCAGCGTTATAAGGTGCGGGGGGTAAACTTTGGCTGGAAAGCCAAAAACTCTATTATGTGGGGCAACAAGCGGGCTGAAATGTGGGGAACCATGAAGGACTGGCTGAAAACAGCGTCCGTTCCAGTTGATCGGCAGCTAAAAGCTGACCTGGTCGGCCCCATGAAGAAGCCTAACAGCAGTGGTACGATTTTCCTTGAAGGAAAGAAGGAAATGCGTAGTAGAGGGTTAGCTTCACCCGACGCCGCCGACGCACTGGCGGTTACTTTTGCCTTCCCCGTCGCGCACCGCGAGTATCGGGAGCCGACCCGACGCACAGCGTCATCTCACGCCAGCGTAACCAACTCATGGATGGGATCGTAACATGCCCCTCGTTAAGTCACCTAGCCCGATGGCTTTCCGCAAGAACATTAAAGCGGAAGTCAAAGCAGGCAAGCCGGTCAAACAAGCCGTTGCGATAGCTTATTCGGTCAAGCGCGAAGCGGCGAAGAAGAAAAAATAGTGGCATATCAAGACACAGGCATTAACGAAGCCGGGGCAGTAGCCTCTGGCGGCACTAAGTCCGATCGTGACAACGGCGAGATGCTGGCAACCATGCGTACCCGCCTGACGATGGCGATCTCGGCCTACTCGGACAGCCGCGAGGACGAGCTGGACGACCTGCGCTTTCGTGCTGCCAGCCCGGACAATCAATGGCAGTGGCCTGCTGATGTGCTGGCAACACGCGGCTCGGTGCAGGGCCAGACGATCAACGCTAGGCCCTGCCTGACCATCAACAAACTGCCGCAGCACGTCTTGCAAGTGACCAACGACCAGCGGCAGAACCGGCCCAGTGGCAAGGTGATACCGGCTGACGACAAGGCCGACATTGAGGTGGCTGAGATATTCAACGGTCTGGTGCGTCACATCGAGTATATCTCGGATGCTGACGTGGCCTACGACACCGCCTGCGACAACCAAGTCACCTTTGGCGAAGGGTATTTCCGAATCCTGACCGAATACTGCGACGACAACAGCTTTGAGCAGGATTTGCGGATTGGGCGCATTCGTGACAGTTTTAGCGTCTATATGGATCCAACAATACAAGATCCCTGCGGTTCGGACGCCGAATGGTGTTTTATCAATCAAGAAATTACCAAAGACGAATACGAGCGCGAGTTTCCCAATGCCGCAACCCTGTCCAGTCTGGCCTATGGCGTGGGCGACGGGCAACTGAACGCGTGGATCAATCAAGACACGGTAAGGATCGCAGAGTATTTTTACATCAAGCACGAAGCTAAGAAACTGCATCAATACTATGGCGGCATTACCGCTATGGCTGGCTCACCGGAAGCTAAGCAAGCGGAAGCGATGGGGTTAAAGCCAACAAAGACGCGTGATGTAGATGTTCGGACAGTCAAATGGTGTAAGACCAACGGCTTTGAAGTGCTGGAAGAACGCGACTGGGCGGGCAAATACATCCCTGTAATCCGTGTAATCGGCAACGAATTTGAGATAGATGGCCGGATGTACGTCAGCGGGCTGGTGCGGAACGCTAAAGGCGCGCAGCGTATGTATAATTATTGGGTAAGCCAAGAGGCCGAAATGCTGGCGCTGGCTCCTAAAGCACCGTTTATCGGCTACGGCGGTCAGTTTGAAGGCTACGAGCAGCAGTGGAAAACGGCCAACATCAACAACTGGCCGTATTTGGAGGTCAACCCCGATGTAACCGATGGACAAGGTGGGCCGTTGCCGCTGCCGGCGCGGTCACAGCCGCCAATGGCCTCCAGTGGCTTGCTGCAAGCCAAAGCGGGCGCCGCAGACGACATTAAGAGCGCAACCGGGCAGTATGACTCAAGCCTCGGCGCCACCAGCAACGAACGCTCGGGGCGGGCTATTCTGGCGCGGGAGAAACAGTCCGACACCGGCACATACCATTACGTTGACAACCTGGCGCGCGCCATTCGTTACGCCACACGGCAACTGGTAGATCTAATCCCAAAAATATACGACACGCAACGTATTGCGCGGATTATTGGTTTAGACGGCGAGACAGACCAAGCTATGATTGACCCGATGCAACCGATGCCGGTCAAGAAAATTCAGAACGAGCAAGGCATTGTCATCAAGAAGATTTACAACCCCAATGTTGGCAAGTACGACGTTGCGGTGACTGTTGGCCCAAGCTACATGACAAAACGGCAAGAGTCGCTCGATGCCATGAGCCAACTGCTGCAAGGCAACCCACAACTGTGGGCCGTGGCCGGCGACCTGTTTATCAAGCACATGGACTGGCCGGGCGCTCAAGAGATGGCCGCACGGTTTGCCAAGACGATTGATCCCAAACTGTTAACCGACGAGGATGATCCGGCACTGCAAGCGGCTAACCAGCAGATGCAAGCTATGGGGCAAGAAATGGAGCAGATGCACCAGATGCTGCAAAACGTCAGTCAGTCAATGGAAGCTCAGACGCTGAAGGTTAAAGAGTTCGAGGCAGATGTAAAAGCCTACGACGCTGAGACTAAACGGATCTCGGCAGTGCAAGCTGGTATGTCAATGGAACAGATCCAAGATATAGTGCTAGGAACCGTCCACGGCATGATTACCTCTGGCGATCTAATTAACGAGATGCCGGGGCGTGACCAAGACATGATGCCGCAAGATATGATGCAAGGTATGCCGCACATGCAAGGTATGGAACAGATGCCGCCTGAAATGCAAAACATGCCGCAACAAGGTATGCCGATTGGAGCGCCGCAATAGTGGACAACGATGCAATATAGCCCCATACAAACTGGTTTGCTTGAAGCGTTAAAAAACTACATGAAAACGGGCAAAAAATGAAATGCGCCGACTTCATGGGGATGCTGTTCTTGGCGCGGGACGTATCGCACAGCGTACACCTCAACACTCGCAGCTATTCCAAACATGTAGCGTTGAATATCTTCTACGAACTCATAGTAGGTGCTGCCGACGACTTTGCAGAATCCTACCAAGGGCGGCATGGTCTGATAGGGCCGATCTCGCTTATGTCGGCAAAGAAAACAGCCAACATCATCGAGTTTCTGGAAGATCAGTTGAAAGAAATTGAAGCAGCTCGGTACGATATTGTGGATCAGTCTGATACCTCGTTGCAGCAGCTCATAGACAACATCATTGAGATATATTTAAGAACTCTGTACAAACTTCGCTTTCTAGCTTGAGGTAAATCATGTCAGCAAACTATAAAAGTATCAGCGCCACCAATCAAGTCAAGGTCGGGTTTGGAGTCTTGAAAGGCATATTCGTTAGTGCTGCAAGCTCCACGCCGCTTATCACGGTCTACGATTCCGGCACTGCGAGCACTGGTGACCCGACGATACTGGGCGTGTTTGCTCCTGCGGCAGCGGGCAACTATCTGTTTACTAACGACGGTGTCACTGCCAGCAAGGGAATATACGTTGTTATTTCGGGAACGGTAGTTGCAACCATTATTTACGAGTAACAAAAAATGACGGTCAATCTTTCACCTGTTGCTGGCGCAGGTTGGCAATTTTTTGATTCGGATGGTGTTCCATTGTCCGGCGGGGAGCTGTATACCTACGCTGCTGGAACTACAACGCCGCAGACCACCTACACTAGCAGCACTGGCTTAACAGCCAACACAAACCCAATCGGGTTGAACTCTGCTGGCCGCGTTTCGGGAAGCAACGAGGTGTGGCTAACCAGCACCTTGGTATATAAATTTATACTGAAAACAAGCACTGGTGTGCAGGTGTTTAGCGCCGACGATATTTCGGGTATGCCTGGGCTTGGCAGTCCGCTTACGGTTGCTGCTGGTGGAACAGGCCGTATAACTGCCACGGCATATGCAGTTGTTTGCGGGGGTACTACTTCTACAAACCCACTTCAATCCATAGCAGCTCTTGGATCTAGCGGGCAAATGCTGACCAGCAATGGTGCTTCAGCGTTGCCGACAATGACGACTCCACTATCATCGGTTGCTGTTTCTGGTGGGACTACGGGCTTAACAACTTCTGGCGGGCCGCTAACAACCACTGGAACGATCACGCTGGCCGGAACTTTGGTTGTTGCAAACGGCGGGACAAATGCAACAACAGCTTCTGGAGCCAGAACTTCATTAGGTCTTGCTGGCACCGTTCTTCAGATAGTAAATTCTTCAACCGGAGCGGTGTCTACCGGAACAACCGTAATCCCGCAGGATGATACTATCCCGCAGAATACGGAAGGCAATCAGTATATGTCTCTTGCCATTACCCCAACCAGCGCGACAAGTAAGCTAAGAATAGATGTAGTTGCAAACGGAGCTATTTCTGCGGGTAACTCTTACATTGTTGCTATATTTCAAGATTCTACAGTTTCAGCGTTGGCTGCAATAAACCAAAACTTAGGCTCAAACAATATATGCGCCAGTAGCAGTTTTTCTTATTACATGGTTTCTGGAACTACAAGCGCCACGACATTTAATGTGAGGTGCGGGGGTATTTCAGCAGGTACATTTACTTTTAACGGTCAAACCTCCGCTCGTTTACTGGGTGGTGTAATGGCTTCGTCTATAACAATTACTGAAATTGCCGCCTAAACTTTTGCTATCTTATGAAGTCTTAAATAAATCATGGCCGATATAAAAATCTCAGATCTTACAGCGGCGACTACACCTCTAGGTGGCACAGAGGTATTGCCTATTGTGCAGTCCGGTGTAACGGTTAAAGTTGCGGTAAGTAACCTGACAGCAGGTAGATCTGTCAGTGCTACAGCCGTAGATATAACCGGAAGCACTTCCGGCACTGCGACTATCGTAACTCCTGCTGTCGCGGGAACTCCGACGATTACGTTGCCAATTGTTACCGGCACATTGGCTACGCTTGCAGGGACGGAAACGCTAACCAATAAGACGCTTACTGGCGCAGTTATGAACGGCACTGTGGGCGCTACTACGCCATCGACGGGTGCGTTTACCACCGGCACATTTTCTAGCACCCTCGCAGTAACCGGCGCAACAACTCTTGGCTCAACTCTGGTAGTGACTGCCCCCGCTAGTTCTTTAGGAGTGGTTATTAATGCAAACGCCACATCCGCTCAGGGAGCGTTATATTTCTATGCGGCTAACGGAACAACTCAATACGCAACAGTAACATCATCTGCGTCTGAATTTAGACTCTCAGCAGTACCTGCAGCGACTGTTCAGACTTTTTATACAAATGGTTCGGAGAGGCTGCGTATTGATTCCGCTGGCAACGTGGGGATTGGGACAGCGAATCCAACTCCTAATAACGCATCAACTACAGTTCCAAGACTTGTTTCAGCGGGTAGCGGTGTAAACCAAGGAGTGCAAAATGTTCGTACTGGCGGTGGCGGTGGCGGTGGCGCACAGCTTATTTTATCCAGCACCAAAGGCGCAGACGCTAATACATATACAGCACTGGTTTCAGCGGAAGGTATTGGGACAATTTCTTTTAATGGCGCAGATGGCACAAGATTTATTGCGGCTGCTGGTATTACCGCCCTCGTTGATGGCGCTGTAAGCACAGACAATGTACCGGGACGATTGCTTTTCCTAACATCACCAAGTGGGGCAAATAATCTAACAGAACGTATGCGTATCGACTCCATCGGCAATGTGGGGATTGGGACGACGCCAAATTACAAACTCGAAATAAGTACAGACTCAGCAGGTAAACCCGGAGTTGGTGGATTATGGACAGTTGTTTCTGACGAGCGCATCAAATCCGATATAGTCCCTGCAAACCTTGACCGTTGCTATGAGATAGTCAAGTCAGTTCCTCTTAAATACTTTGGCTTTGCTCCGGGTGTTTACACCGACGATCAGATTCAAGATAAGCATAATCTTGGCTGGATTGCTCAGGACGTTCAAAAAGTTTTCAAAAACGCCGTATCGGTTAAGCCGTTCACGCTGAAAACTGATATTCCAGATGGCACTGAGGAATACGAAGAACAGGACTTTACTCTTGAAACGGTAGAGAAAACAGAGACAAGCATCCAAGTCATCAATGGCAAAGCAGTGCAAGTGTCAAAGGTAGTTAAGTCGGATAACAAAGTTTTGTTGTTCGATACCGTGGATGTGGTGGATGAAGCTGGCGCTGCGGTGATGGTTGATGACAAACCGCTAACCTATCAAATGCCGCGCATGGTTACTAAAACGCGACCAAAAGTTCGTCACGATGTGATCGAAGATTGCCTTGATCTTAACGGGGCGCAGATGCTTGCGGCTCTGTATGGCGCTGTTCAGGCGTTGATGGCAAAAATGGAAGCATTAGAAGCAAAATAATGGAAAACCAAAATTTTATAAATGCGCTTATCGGTGGCGGTTTCCAGCAGCCGCATAGCCGCACTGGAAGCTAAATAATGGACGACTACACCTTTGAGAATGGGGCAAAAACAAAAATAGAGCAGAAAAGTTTCAATAAACTCATACGAATTATGGGAACATTTGACCTTGCGACAGGTCATGCAGATAATTTTGATGACCTATTGGATTCTTTGAACTCAGAACTCCATGATGTTTTGAGGCATTACAGACAAGCACTTAAAGAACAAGCCATCACCCAACTCACTGCCCGAACCACAACACTAGAATTGAAGGAGTGCCTTGGTAAATGAGTCCAGAATTACAGGCATATTATGAAGCCCGGTTCTCCATGATGGCGACTGAAGGTTGGACTGATCGGATAATAGATATAGACGCCATGATAGCCGCGCTTAATAATATTTCTGTTAAAAATTTTACAAAACTTTTTGAAGTTAAATAACCTTACCAGCGAGGTTCACTGGGGATTCCAAGGAATCAAGCCATGTCTGAAGAAGTGTTAGCGGAACAACCCGCGCCGGAACAGGTCGCTACGGCAGCACCTGAGCCTGAGATAGCAGCGCCGGAAGCAGCACCCGAAGGTGAACCGAAAGAGACTCCGAAGCTATTCAGCCAGGACGATCTGGATGCCGCCATTGGTAAACGGCTTGCAAGAGAGCAGCGAAAGTGGGAGCGCGAAGCAAGACAGGCCGAAGCACCAAAGCCTGTACCTGTGGAGCATGTGAAGCCGGAACAGTTTACGACGACCGAGGAATACGTTGAAGCATTGACGACTTCCAAGGCGCAGCAGCTTGTCCAGCAGCAACAGTTTGCGAAACAGCAGCAAGACTTGTTAGGCAACTATCACGAAAAGGAAGAAGATGCGCGGAGCAAATACGAGGACTTTGAACAAGTTGCGTACAACCCCAAGCTACCGATTACCAATGTGATGGCCCAAACAATTCAATCCTCGGATAACGGCCCTGATATTGCATATTATCTTGGCACGAACCCAAAGGAAGCTGACCGCATAGCTCGACTTGAACCATTTTTGCAAGCTAAAGAAATTGGAAAACTGGAAGCGAAAGTTGCTTCTGAACCATTTACAAAACGAACGTCAAGCGCACCTGCGCCGATTTCACCTGTTACAGCTCGCGGAAGTCAATCCGGCAGTTTTGATACCACGGACTCACGGTCGATTAAAAGTATGACCACAAGCCAGTGGATTGATGCTGAAAGAGCGAGACAAGTGAAAAAGCAGGAAGCAAGACACCGCTAACTACTTTTAGGAGTTTTTCATGAGCAACAGTTTATTGACAATTGATATGATAACTAGGAAGTCTCTAGAAATTCTGGAGAACAACCTTGTTATTTCCCGTAACATTAACAAAGAATACGACGACAGTTTCGCCGTTGAAGGCGCTAAGATTGGCTCGACCCTGCGGATTCGTCTGCCGGATCGCGCTTTGGTAACTGACGGTGCCGCACTGCAAGTCCAGGACGACAACGAGCAATACACCACGCTGACGGTTTCCAGTCAGAAGCATATCGGCATTAACTTCACCAGTGCCGAACTGACGATGCAGTTGGACGACTTTGCGGAACGTGTTCTTAAGCCGCGTATAAGCCAATTGGCATCGAGTGTTGATGCTGACGTTGCCAACGCCTACAAGTCTATTTACAACACCGTAGGAACTCCTGGCACCACGCCAGCCACCGCGCTGGTCTTGCTGCAAGCGCAACAGAAGCTGAACGAGTCAGCAACGCCCACGTCCCCGCGCTGCGCGACTGTCAACCCTGCCGCTAACGCTGGTCTGGTAAACGGCTTGACGGGTTTCTTCAACCCGGCTGGCACGATTTCCCGTCAGTTCAAGACCGGCATGATGGGTGAAGGTGTTCTAGGCTTCGACGAAATGAACATGTCGCAGTCGATTGTTAACCACACCGTCGGCAGTCTGCCCACCTCGCCAATCGTGTCAAGCAGCACACCGCCCACGACGCAAGGCGTAGCAACGCTGGACATAACGTACAGCAGCGCAACCAAAACCATCAAGCAGGGCGATGTGTTTACCATTGCTGCCGTGTTCGCGGTTAACCCGCAGACCCGTCTTAGCACTGGTAGCCTTCAACAGTTCGTCGTGACTGCTGACCAAACCTTGACCAGCACCTCGGCCACCATCAACATTTCGCCCGCGCTTTACACCGCGACGAATGCTCTGGCGACTGTGGATGCTTTCCCGGCAGCGTCGGCTGTGATTACGTTTGTTGGCACTGCGTCAACCGTGTATCCGCAAAACTTGGTTTATCACAAGAATGCGATCACGCTGGCTACGGCTGACCTCTTGCTTCCGCAGGGCGTTGATATGGCATCGCGTCAGGTGCATAACGGTATCTCGATGCGTATCGTGCGTCAGTACGATATTAACAACGACCGTATGCCCTGCCGTGTCGATGTGCTGTATGGCTTCAACACCATTCGCGCACCGATGGCTTGCCGGATCTGGGGCTAACAAAACCGCTCCCGCCTAGCGCGGGGGCATCTTAATTTTTAGGAGAAATAATCATGGCACTTCCCTCAGTTGGTGGCGGCTATCAGTATACCGATGGCAACCAAAGCGAACAGGTAATGGAAACTCAAGCAGCGCCGCAAACGGCAACTGCAACCGCAACGCTGTCTGTTGCTCAAGTCACTGGTGGGCTTTTGGTGTGCGATCCGACCGCTACCGCAGCGTCTTACACGCTGCCTACGGCAACTTTGATCGACGCAACAATGACCAACCTTAAAACCAATAGCTGTTTTCTGTTGAACGTGGTTAATCTTGGCACTTCGTCTGGTGTTCTTACGTTTGTTGTTGGCACAGGCATCACTTCGGTGGGTAACCTTTTGGTTGCTATCACCGGCAGTGCGGCTGGCGTTGGTGGTGCGGCTCAGTTTCTGTTCCGCAAAACCGGCACCGCTGCATACTCAGTGTATCGGATAGCTTAGTAACAACACCTCGCGGTGTAACAGCCGCGAGGTGGTTTTTAAGGAATATCATGGTAATTTACATGCGGCATCCGCTACACGGTAACAAGGTCGCTATTGCAGAAGCTGAAGCGGTGTACGACGAAAAGAACGGTTGGGAACGTTACGAATTAGGTGATCCTGACGAACCTGTAAACGAATTGGCAAAACCTCGCGGCAGACCACGTAAGGAGCTTGCGGCATGACGACCACGGCTGGCGATCAGATCAATGGGGCATTGCGGCTGATTGGTCAATTGGCTGAAGGCGAAACGCCATCTGCGGCAACTTCGCAAGACGCATTGACCGCAATGAACCAGATGTTAGATAGCTGGTCGTCTGAACGTTTGTCTGTGTTCTCAACGCAAGACCAGGTATTTACTTGGACGCAAAATATTAGCTCGCGAACTCTAGGGCCAACTGGTGATTTTGTAGGCAACCGTCCTGTGCTGGTAGACGATTCAACTTATTTTGTTGATACCAGCAACGGCATTAGTTTTGGCATTAAGCTGATAAACCAGCAGCAATACAACGGCATTGCAGTAAAAACAGTGACCAGCACTTACCCGCAAGTCATGTTTGTAAATATGACAATGCCGGACATAGAAATGACGATTTATCCAGTGCCGACTACTGCGCTGGAATGGCACATTATTAGCGTTACAGAACTATCGGAACCGGCAACACTGGCAACCGATTTAGTAATCCCACCAGGTTACCTTCGAGCATTTCGGTTCAACCTAGCGTCTGAAATTGCTGCCGAGTTTGGCGTTGAACCGTCACCGCAAGTGCAACGGATTGCAATGAGCAGCAAGCGCAACATCAAGCGCATCCACAATCCCGATGACGTTATGAGCTTGCCATACGCTATCGTTGCAACCCGTCAGCGTTTCAATATATACGCTGGAAATTACTAATTGAAAACG